ACATGGATGATGCAGTCTCTGAATGATCTGTGGAAGGACTATGACGAGCGTCATCCGAAAGAGTCCGCTGCCGAAGAGGCTGTGGATATCAAACCGCTTGAGGAAACCGCAAAACCGAAGCGGACCAGGAAGCGGAAACAGCCGAAGGAAGAGGTAAAGACCGATGACGCAGAATGAGGAGCGTGAGTACGACCGGAAACGGTGTTCAGAGCTTGCTGAGAGCGCATTTGACGCATTGGACGATGTAACACTTGAAGTAGACCTTGCAATCGAGCATTGCCCTCTTGAATGCCTCAAAAAGGCAAAGGAACTTATCGGTAATGCGATGGACATTTTGGAAAGTGTCCGAGATGGCGGGGAGTGGTAAGCAATGAGTTACACGGGCGGTCACATCAAACTATATAGACAGATGATTGATTGGGAATGGTTCACTGATCCCAAGACTGCCCACTTTTGGGTTTATCTCCTTCTCCGGGCTAATTGGAGAGACGGAAGATTCAGGGGAATAGAAGTCAAAAGAGGGCAGTTGCTCATGTCCCTTCAAGATATGGCTAAAGAAACAGGTTTGTCAGTGCAGAACGTACGCACGGCTATAAATCGCCTAAAATCAACACGCCAACTAACATGCCAACCAACACGCTACGGAATGCTCGTAAGTATCGTAAAATACGACAATTTCCAAGTTCTTGAAGACGATGCTAACACGCTATCTAACATGCCATCTAACAATGAACTAACATGCAACCAACATGGAACTAACACGGAACTAACAACGAATGAAGAATATAAAGAAGTAAATAAAGTAAGAAGAGAAGAATATAAAGACTTAAAGAAAGAAGATATCTCTTACGAGATATCTAAGAAAGAAAGTCCAAAAACTCCTCGCTTCATTCCGCCAACCGTGGAAGAGGTTCAAGCCTACATCACCGAAAACAACTACATCATCGATGCTCAGAAGTTTATCGATTACTACCAATCGAACGGGTGGATCGTAGGCAAGACGAAGATGAAAGATTGGAAGGCTACTGTCAGAGGTTGGGAAAGACGAGAACAGGAGCATTTCAGAAAAACGCAAAAAGCGGAAGAAGATCCGATGGGATTCCTTCCGTTCTGAGGAGAGACAGATATGACAAAAGATGAAATGTCGAAAATCATGAACATCATCTACGTTGCTTATCCGCAGTCATTCAAAGGATGGACGAAGGGGCAGTTCTCAACAGCAAGCAACCTGTGGCTGGAGATGTTCAAAAAGATTCCGTATGAAATCGTAATGATGGCGGTGAAGAAAGAACTTGCCGAAAACCGGACAGGGTTTGCTCCGAGCATCGGACAAATCACCTACAGAGTTAAGGAACTTATCACTGTGTACGATGCTGCCACCGCTTGGGAAGATGTCGCATACATGGTCAGATATATCGATATCGAGGATGTAGGAAGACATCTCAAAAACGGTGACAGAATCACACAGCAGATTTATTCCGTCAGAGACATTCAGCGTCTGAAGAACACCCCTGGCTCGCTTGAGTCCGAAAGACCGAGATTCTATGCGAAGTATAACAGTCTGAAGGACAAGGCTGAACAGGAAGCGGTCGAGAGCGGTGATCTTCTCTCAATCTCAGATTCCTTGCATTTATCAGCTTTGGGAGTCGGAAAGAAGGTTCTGATGGAAATCGACATGAAGGGAAGTGCCGAAGATGGGCAAAATCGCTGATTTAAGCACCCTGAATCCGATTTATGAGTATTTACCCTACTGTGCAACGTTTCGTGATGAAATCGACCCTACAACCCACAAAAAGACGGTCGTAACGGAGTATCGAAAGACATATCCACCGTTTCCGTGGAAAAGGGATGGAAATGCACACGAAAACGAGAGTCCAGTCGAGTTCATCGAAGAGTGCGCTCGACAGGGCCTTGTCAGATGGGAAACGAAAGAACAGGAACAGGAGCGGATATTCCGTGAAAGACCTTACGGCGAATCCGCTCCCGTGTCTTGGAAAGAGTATCAGAAGCTGAAAGGAAATTCGTGATGGAAGAAGAAAAGCACGTATCACAGGCAAGCGCAGCCGAGATCAATATTTCGAAATTTGTGTTTGTTGTTGTGCATCTTATTATTCCGCTGATTGTTGGAAAATTCTTTGGAATCGTTGCGGAACGTTTCGCCTATGGCTTAGTAATTTGCATTATCTCCCTGAAGGCAATTGAGGCATTCCTCGTACTTGACGGCATTCAGGTGATGGTTGAAAAAGCAACCGAAGAATTGGAAAGGAAGATGAAGGATCATGACCAGGCTGATTGACAGTATAGACCCCGAAGTAATCATGAAGGTCGGCGTGGTTATCGGTGTTATTGGGTTCTTCCTTGTGATGCTCGGATTCTTGATTTCAATATGCGGAGTAATGCTGGGGGATTGCTTATGAAACCGCAGAGACTGATTGATGCGAATGCGCTGAAAGAATCAGTTCACGCACATGATTACGTGTTGAAAGACTGTTTGAACAGCACAGACAAAGGAATGTTTACGGTGGGTATCATGCAAGCGATTGACGAACAGCCAACCATAGACGCAGTACCGCATTGGATTCCGTGCAGTGAGAGGATGCCGGAAGAACCGTTTGGATGCCTTGTGACAGTGTGGGATACAGACTCTGTACCGATGTACGAGTTCGAAAACATATTGCCTTACTTTGTTGGATGGGACGGAGAACAGTGGAACGATGCAGATGGAGAACAATGCCCGTTTGAGGTATTAGCATGGATGCCCCTACCGAAACCGTATGAGGTAAAAGAATGAGTGACATAGAGAAACTGATTTTAATTGTTTTGACAGCGTTGACTTGTCCGCTTGTGCTTCCGGTAGTGATTGAGGTGGAAGATGACAAGACTGATTGATGCAGATGCACTTGCTAAATTCATAGACTATGGGCATCTGAATAATCCGGATGAGAAACTTTATTCGGAAAACGATATTAGAGAAATGATTGATATGATGCCAACCATAGCAGAACCCGTGCGACATGCAAAATTGCTTAATGCACATCCGTATGGAGAATGTTCAAACTGTGGCTATTTGATTGACATAAGAGAAGAGTTCAACTATTGCCCGAATTGCGGAGCAGATATGAGAGGTGATACTAATGAGTGAAGCGCTTGCTTTTCTTGGCGGTCTTATAGCAATGGGCGTCGTGTGGTTTGTCCATGACACGAAATACAATCCGTACATGAGAGGATATGCAGAGGGGTTGAATGATGGTATTCAAGAGGTGATGAAAGATTTGCCAAGGCTGAGAGGTGAAAGCGATGACTGACTTAATTAGCAGAAAGGCGGCGATTGACGGGAAAATAAAAATACAACTGGCAAACGGAGTAGAAATATATTCCGATGAAGCCGTTCCTGTTAAGTATTTAAAAAGACTACCGTCCGCATATCCAAAGAATGGAAAGTTGGTTATCGAAGACGGACACGTATGTTGTTCCGAATGTGGCGAGATAAGCAAAGAGTACAATTACTGCCCGCATTGCGGTGCGAGGATGGATGAAGTATGAAGGAATACATTTGCATAGAATCGCCAAACGAAGTTGATGGCGGAATGCTTGTGCGAGAACACGAACTAATACGGTGCAAAGATTGCAAGTACGGAGTTTATGAAACATATGGCGAGTATGGTCACTACTGCTGCCATGACCAATACATCGAGACGGGGGAAGAGTTCTGTGCGTGGGCAGAACCGAAGGAGACAGAACAATGACACTGATTAGAAACTTGAAAGCATTTATTTCGACATCAAAAGAACCGCTTAAAAAGGGTCGTGCGTTGGTTCACTTCACATCCGATGATCTTGGAGAAACTCTGAGAGTAATGGCAGAGGGAGTACAAATCACAATGAAGTATAAATACATCGAAGATATGGTGAAGCGTGAGCGTGACCAGCACTACACTGACGGACATCTGATTATCGATGAGACGGATGAAGAAGAACAGGAGTGCGAGCCGAGTGAAAGATCTTAAACCTTGCCCTTTTTGCGGAATGGAAATGTTCCTTGAGCAGAGGAAGAACAAGATGTATTACCTTTGCGGATACCATAAGCCAAACTGCATCATGAATTACACGAAGCTGCCACCGTATAACATACCGGATGTGGCAATTATCCAATGGAATCGCAGAGCGAAAGAAACACAGGAGAGTAAAGCATGAGAGTAAAACTTGATAAAGATGCATATATGCCTGTTAGGGCGCACCAGGATGATGCCGGAATGGATCTTCGGACACCGTTCGATGTGACCGTGCTGCCGAATGGCTGTTCAGCCGTAATCGACACAGGAGTACACATGGAGATTCCAAAAGGATACTTTGGAAAGGTCGAATCCAAGTCCGGTCTGAACGTAAATCACGGGGTTGTGTCCTGTGGCGGTGTTATTGACTGCGGATACACAGGTTCGATTGTTGTGAAGCTCTACAATTTTGGGAAACTGCCGTATCAGTTTAAAAAAGGAGATAAGGTTGCTCAACTTGTTATCATTCCATGCATTGCGCCGGAATTGGAACAGGTCGAAGAACTCAGCACGGATTCCGAACGGGGTGACAATGGTTTTGGAAGTACAGGACGGTAAAGTGTCCGTCATCCGATGCAAGAACTGCAAACACTACGCAAAAGATCACTATGACATCGTGGGCGGTATTCAAAAAATTACCGCTCACGATATCTGCTACTTTTGGTGCGGTGGATGCAAAACCGAGCCTGATGGATGGTGCTTCAGGGCTGAACCGATAGAGGGGAGCGTGAAACTGAAAAATGCCGAAACAGACAAGCAAGAAGATGCCGGATGATTTCACGGAAAAATTCGACATGTATATGATGGCTATAAAACCTAGAACAAAACTTAATCCTAATGATGTAGATGAGTTAAAACGTAGATTTATTAATTATCGCAAGAAGACTATTGAGTACGGCATGGAATTTGCAAACATCAATGCATACAAAGCTCTCGGACTGTCTGCCGAGCAGATCAAATCTTATACCGGCCCTAGATATTCTGATAATCCCGAACGGGGAGATTTCCTCAGAGGGGTTCTCGATTATCTCGGCGCATACCGAGAACAGGCAATCATGAAGGGATATGCACCGCAGATTCCAGGCATCTTCGCTCAGAAGAACTACGATGGAATGCGAGATGTGGCAGAGGTTCAGCATACGCACATTTCGGAAACCCCTCGTGATCTTAAGAGCATTGCAGCTCGATACCAAGATGTCATCGATGTGGAATTCACACCGAAGAAGCCGAAGCAAATTGAAACTGTCGAAGTAGTGAAGGAAGGGGAAAAATGAGCGCAATCGAAGTAAAAATCGATGATGACTATTACATCATGCCGGACACGACCGGATATGTCCTTGTGAAACACGGAATCGGACACAGGGCGAAGACGAAAGAAGAATTCATATCGAGAATCGATATCGGATACTTCTTCACGATTTCGGACTGCATGAAAGGCTATGTCCGAGAGATTGAGAAAAATGCCGTCTTAGACGGGGCTGTGAGCGATGTTAGAGATTTCATGGATATTTTATCAAGGAAAGAGGAATCGTTGCGTACAACCGCCCTTACGGTGGCAAATAGAGCGTTCTGTGAAGCAGAAGGGGCTGATACCAGATGAGAGGACACCTGAAACCGTGTCCGTTCTGTGGAGCAGAGGCACGGCTGGTCAGAGGAAAGAGCAATCTGTTTCTTCTCCAAGTCAGACACACGGACAAGTGTTTTCTGCTGAACATGAATGATCCTATCTCATTCGATAAGACAGTTCTGATTGACAGATGGAACAGGAGATATGAAGAGAAGGCACAGGAAAAAATTCATGAGCATTGATGAACTGAAAACTTATATTGAAGACCGTATAAATATTAACTTCAATTATGATGTTATTGATGATAAGAAAAATGATAACAGAAGTGATGAAGTATATTATTTGAAAAGTAAACCGATGAAGTCCGGCTCTTGGATTGAGATATATCCAAGGATGGATCTTAATGACGGAACGTTCAATATGTATCATGTCATGGAACATGACATTCTGAGAGCGTGGCTGCACTCGTCTGCGGAAGACATCTGCGGACATCTGAAGTCAGACTTCAACTTCCACAACAGGCAGAGCCAGGCGAGGCTGTTCTGAGCATAAAAAAGGAGCGTGAGATCCACGCTCTTTTTGTTACCTGTCATACGGAACTACCATTGTTCCGACAATTCCATTTTCCTCAGTGAATTCAACCCAATACTCAGCGATGTCTTCTTCAAAGGACGATTTCATCTCGTGTACCACAACCCCATGTACTGTGTAGTACGTATAGTTTGTTTCTTCTACGCACTCTTTTTCGATGTCGAAGATTCTCCAGCACATCTCATCCGCACTCTGACAATCGTCACAATCGATGTTGTTGATTCCGCTGTACATCTGCTGTGCTACTTCGCCCCTCATGATAGAGAACTCAAGCTCTGTGAGACCCTTTGTGTAGTCTCTCTTGTTTTTGATAATGTAGTTTTTCATGGTTTAGTTTTCTCTCTTTCTATGTGTTTATTCTTCTGTGGTTTTTGTTTCGAGAATCCAAGAATGACTATATGCGTCCAGGCTGTCATCATCGATGTACAGACCCTGAAAGTGAATGGTTTCTCCGCCGAACTTGAGGAAGGCATCGCCTTTCCCTCTCAGCTTTTCTGCACCGGACATTCCGAGAACTAACTGTGATTCGCTCCACTTGTCAACCTGTAAGCAGATCCGTGCGGTCAAATTTGCTGTGATGTTCCGGCTGATGATGTCAGCGGTCGGATGCTGGACGGCGATGACGATATGGATTCCCGCTGCACGACCGAGGAAGGCGATATTTGCAACCAAGTCCTGTGCGCTCTTTCCGCCTGTGTAGACTAACTGAGCGAATTCATCGATGAAGATGTACAGTTTCTTTCCATCCCACTTGCGGATTTTCCGTTCCTTCATGGAAGCATACCGTCTGTTCATCTCTGCCTGTACATCCCGAAGGGCATTGATTGCCTCAAGAGTGTTTGTGATGACGGGGCGTTTCAGGAGCGGGTTTCCATCGTAGAATGGGGTCAGCTCAACCTGTTTCGGGTCAACCATCAGCATTTCGCAGTCATTCAGACCGTTGCGGAGCAGAAGACTGCAAATCACGGAATGAAGCATAACTGACTTTCCGCTTCCGGTAGTTCCGGCAATCAGAAGGTGAGGGCATTCAGCAAGGTCCAGGGTGATGCCTTCAGCCAGCACGACCGTGCTTTTCGGCTTATTCATGATGTCTGCGTTGAGTGCTGCGCTCACGTATTCCTTCGGAAGAAGGTTTCCGTCCGGCGTTGTGTAGAAACATGTGGTGATTGTGCTTGTGGTTTTCATGGTTTAGTTTCTCTCTTTCCTTTGTGGCTATTCTGATTCGGTTTCGGCTGTTTCCTGTGCCTTTTCGGCACGTTTCTTTGCTCGGTAGGTTCTCATGTTCCGAGTGTTCATTGCTCGGTTCTTCTCTTTTCCGGTAGGCGATTCACGCCACTTTTTAAGGGCTTCTCTGTGCGCTTC